TGGTCGCAGGGGCAAGTAGCAAATGCTCCTTGGGGTGCGAGCAAGGCCACCATCATTTACGATTATACGGAGGATTAAAAAAAAGAAAGGAGACTGTAGTGAATGTACAATACCGACTAAACCGATAAACAAAGACCTATCAACATTTTTTGTGTGCCCGATTCGGGCACGGAAAGGAGAAATTATGGAAACTTTTGGCATCGCAAGCGTGGCGGTCATCACCGTCATCACCTACCTCGTGGGGCTGGTGGGCAAAGCCAGCAGCATGAACGACAAGTGGATCCCCATCCTGTGCGGGGTCTGCGGCGGCCTGCTGGGTGCTGTCAGCTACTATCTGGCACCCATCCCGGACTTCCCGGCGGGCGACCCCATCACCGCCATTGCCGTGGGTATCGTCAGCGGTCTGGCAGCCACCGGCATCAATCAGGCTGTCAAGCAGCTGAGCAAGGGGGAGTGAGATATGGGTAAGCGCATCACTGCCGCATATCCCATCGCCAAGGCGGGCGGCATCCCCATCAACACCAGCATCCCGGCCAGCAAGGAGACCTATGACCGGCTGGGCGGGCGGGACGTGGCCTTTGTGGTGCTGCACTACACGGGCAATAATAAGGACACCGCCGAGGCCAACTGTAAGTATTTCGCAGGCGGCGACCGGGAGGCCAGCGCACACTACTTCGTGGACGAGGACAGCATCTACCAATCCGTACCGGCCTGTGACCGTGCGTGGGCGGTAGGCTCTCCTGATCCGGTACATCCTCTCTGCCGCAACACCAACAGTATCTCGATCGAGATGTGCTGCTCCGGGAACTACCATGTTTCCGAGCGCACCAAGGCCAACGCTGCGGCACTGACGGCGGAGCTGTGCAAGCTGCTGGGCATCTCCGGCGTGGACACCTACGTCCTGCGGCATTACGACGTGACCGGGAAGTCCTGCCCCCGGCAGATGGCAGGGAAGAACAATGCGGAGTGGGAGGCGTTCAAGGCCAGCGTCAAGGCGCTGCTGAACGAGCAGCCCAAACCCGCACCGACGACGAAGGAGGAGACGATCAACATGGAACTGCGTATGCTGCGCCGTGGCATGGAGGGCAATGACGTCCGGGCCGCCATGCTGCTGATGAAGGACAAGGGCTATTACCCGGATGAGATCTGGAGCGGTGACAAGCTCTTTGGCCCAAAGATGGAGGCCGGTCTGCGCCGGATGCAGGCTGACCACGACCTTGGCGTGGATGGCATCCTCGGTGCCGCCAGCTGGAATTTCCTGCTGAAATAAGGGGTAAAATAATCCACTGGAGGGCGCAGAGGACACCGCTACGCCGGCCTCACGCCCGTGCATAAACATCCGCACCTCCACGGCACACCGTGGGAAATGATAGATCAGCACAAAAGAATCCGCAAAAAACTATCCACTATGGCACCATGCCGCGCCACAGAAACAATCCGTGCGGTAGGGCTACCGGAAGACGAGGAAACCTGTGTAATTGACGTGGACATTTTTGGCCGCACCTGCGTACAGACGGCGGCAAAACTACATATCAGCGTAGATGGATTTTACAAATTGCGCCGCCGCGCATACCAAAAACTGGCGGATGCATTCAATTCCTAAAAGTAGCCGCGCCCTTTTTGGGTGCGGCTATTTTTCGTTTTTGCACACAATTGGTGTACACTGTAACTACATTATTGCAGAATCAAGGCAGAATCCGGGCAGTTTATTTGCCCGGATTTCTTTTATTATAGAGGCAAGGAGGCGGGAATATGTACGAGCGCTTAATCAAATGCGGGTTTACCGCGCAAATGGCGCAGGATATTTGCATTCTGTACGCAGACGATCCCCAGGGGCTTTTAGCGTATGTGGAAATTGCTGAAAGCCTATATAGGGGTTGCAATCATGTATAAATATTTTAATCCAAATCCCTGCGGGAAAAACGTGTCCGATTGCACTGTCCGTGCGATCTGTAAGGCCACGGGAAAGGCTTGGGGCGAGGTTTATCTCCGGCTGTGCATGCGTGGCTACTTGGACGGTGATTTACCCAATGCAAACGCCTGTTGGGGCGCGTATCTGCGGTCCTTAGGCTACCGGAGATACATCATACCGGACACTTGCCCAGACTGTTACACGGTCGGCAGGTTTGCCGATGAGCACCCGCGCGGGACATATATTCTCGCCCTCTCTGGGCATGTAGTGTGCGTTCAGGACGGGATCATCTATGACAGCTGGAACAGCGAGAACGAAATCCCGCTTTATTTCTGGGACAAAGAAACGGAGGAATGAACATGGCATATCCCTATTTCAACCCCTATTATCCACAGCCGATGCCGGACAACCTCATGCAGATGCGGCAGATACAGCAGCCACAGATGCAGCCCATGCAGCAGCCTATGTCGCAGCCAGGGCAACAGAACCCCATCGCGCAAGGCGGCGTACAGTGGGTAAGCGGAGAGCAGGAGGCAAGAGGTTATCTCATCGCGCCCAACTCTGCCGTAGCGCTGTGGGATTCCACCGCCCCCACCGTTTACCTCAAGCAGGCAGACGCAAGCGGGAAACCGACGCTCAAGATTTATGACCTCGTAGAACGCACAGAAACGGCCCCTAACGCGCCGCAAAAGCCGGGCGTGGAATTTGTCACCCGCAAGGAGTTTGACGCGCTGGCGGCGCTTGTGGGCGAATTGAAGGGCAAGAAGAAGCGCAAGGAGGACGATGACGATGAATAATCCCTTTTTCGGAGCGCTCGGCGGCGGCAACGGCTTTATGCAGATGTTGCAGCAGTTCCAACAGTTTAGGGCGAATTTTCAGGGTAACCCAAAAGCGGAGGTCGACAAGCTTTTGCAATCTGGGGCTATGAGCCAGCAAGAGTTAAACCAACTTCAATCTATGGCAAAACAGTTCGAGCATTTATTCCATTGATCTTATCGTGGCCACGATTTGATAAATAAAATTTATGAAAGGGGAGATAATATGTCTCTTTCCGACGGTGCTCCCATGATGACTATGCCGGTCGCGCCCGCGAACAGCTACGGCGGTGGCATGGGTATGTGGGGCGAAAACTGGATCTGGATTATCGTTCTTTTCCTCTTCGGCTGGGGCCGCAACGGCTGGGGCAACAACGCTGGCAATTCCGGCGGTGTCGTAGACGGCTACGTGCTGACCTCTGATTTCGCCAATGTCGAGCGCAAGATCGACAGCGTAAATCAGGGCCTTTGCGACGGATTTTACCAGCAGGCGCAGCTTGTCAACGGCACCAACATGGCGATGGCAAACGGCTTTGCACAGGCCGAGCTGTCCCGTAGCAACCAGCAAGCGGCGCTGATGCAGCAGCTCAACGCCATGCAGATGCAGGCCGCAAATTGCTGCTGCGAGAATCGCGCGGCTATCGCGCAGGTGCGCTATGATATGGCGGCGCAGGCGTGCGACACGCGCAACACCGTGCAGAACGCGACCCGCGACATCATCGACAACGCTAACAGCAACAGCCGCGCAATCCTCGACTTCCTGACGCAGAGCAAGCTCTCTGACCTCCAGGCCGAGAACCAGGGCTTGAAGCTGGCGGCAAGCCAGGCGGCGCAGAACAGTTATCTGGTGTCTCAGCTCCGGCCTTCTCCCATTCCGGCCTACACGGTGCAGAACCCCTATTGCTGCAACCAGTTTGCCTGTTGTGGCTGCTGACAACTGCATAGCGTAGCTTTTCCCTATGTTGGGAAATGGTCGGCCCCGTGCCGATACTAAACAAAAGCGGCGGGGCAATAGCCCTGCCGCTGTATTTTATGAAAGGACTGAAATTATGGCTGAATATGTAAATCCCGGAATCGTGACCGTCCCTGCTGGCCAGAATGTTCCGATGGTCTCCACGGCGGCTTGCGGCAAGCCCTGCATCGTCCACCGCGAGGGCAGTGGACTTGTCACCCTGCGCGGATTGACGCAGCAGTGTAAGGCGCGCTTTAAGGTGAACTTTGGCGCGAACATCGCCGTCCCCACTGGCGGCACGGTAGGCGCGATCACCACGGCGCTTGCCGTCAACGGCGAAGCACTCAACGGGGCAACGGCGACCGTCACCCCGGCTGCGGTGGAAAACTATTTTAACGTCTACGTCAGCACCATTGTGGAAGTGCCGCGTGGTTGCTGCGTGACCGTTGCAGCAAAGAACACCAGCGCGGAGGCGGTCAGCTTTGCCAATAGCAACCTGACCATCGACCGTGTGAGCTGAGAAAGGAGAACACAATGGGTATGAAATCTATGTATGAACTGCGGGATATGCTCTGCAAGGAGCTGGACGAACTGGCCCGAAAAGGCGAATTGGGTGCGGGTGACCTAGAAATTGCCCACAAACTGACAGCAACCATCAAGAACATCGATAAGATCGAGATGATGGAAGACGGCGGCTATTCCCGCGATGAAGACTATTCTCGCCGCTATTCCCGCGACGGAGACTGGCAGTCGGGCATGCGCGGCGCTTATGACCGTGATATGTCCAATGCGAGACGCGGCACGCATTATGTGCGCGGCCACTATTCCCGTGATGGTGGCATCGACAACATGAAACGCCAGTTGCAGGAAATGCTGGACAACGCCGACGACGAAAGCATCCGCAGAGCCATCCAGCGCTGCATGGACACGATCGAGGACTAAAGGGGGTGCACCCCTATGGTCGACGAGAATGAGGTCAAGCGCTGGATAGCTCGCCTTGAAACAGAAGAATCGAGCTGGACAAACTATGAGAAACTGGCGGCGCTCTACATTATCCGTAACGAGCACGGCGGGGAGCAACTGCAGGCGAAAGCGCCCCCAATGCTGTATTCTGCAGAGCCTGCGCCGGCCAAGAGAATAAAACCCTCCGGCAGTGAATTTTTGAAAGCGGTCGGGAATGTAGCGCAGGATAGGGCGTGGGAAGTTATGGACGAGCTTATGGACACACTAAAAATCGTCAATGAGAAAGCTTATAACAGCGTCCTAAAAAAACTAACCTAAATCGCTACTACTAACACGTTACTAACAAAGTTAATCTTGGCAAAAATAAAAAAGTCCGGGAACCCTTGAGATTCCCGGACTTTTTTGGTGGAGACTGCTGGACTCGAACCAGTGACCTCCTGCGTGTGAATTATAATCGTTTTGAATATATAGGCACAAAAGTTAATAAGAATAACAATATTTGTTGCGATTTTGCAACTTTTCGCAGAGCAATTTTGCAAGGGCTTGCCTTGGCTCCCGTCGGTAACTAACAAACTACTAACAAATTTTCGCCTTTTTAACGGCCTGCACCAATTCCTCCGCTGATGTATGGACGTATATATTTGCGGTAGTGGAGTAGTTGGCGTGGCCGAGGATCCTCTGTAGCGTTTCCGGAGCAATCCCCGCTTTTCTCGCCCAGCTCGCATAGGTGTGCCGGGTGGAGTGCGGCGTTTTGCGCTGGATTTTTAATTTTTCCAAAAGCGGGTAATAATCCCGGCGGCGGAAGTTTGCTGGAATTTTTTCCCCAGCATAGCCGGATATGAGCAGTGAGCCAGTAGCCTTATTTGCAAAATAGGCAAAGTATGGGATCCCTTCGGGGCGGATTGGGATGATCCTGTTTCGCCCAGCCTCCGTCTTTTCACCGCCGACCACATAATCTTTGTGATAATCTTTAGCCGGTAGGGAAAACAATTCCCCTATGCGCATTCCTGTGTAAATCAGCATGAGGATAATTTTTGCGGTGTCGCTGCCGTCCGCTTCCAGCTTGCTTATTTCAGCATCGGTAAATGTTTCTTTTTCTTTTTTTGTGTTTTCGGGGAGCTGGACGAATTTTGCAAAATTTGTTGTGATGATCTCCTCGCGCATGGCCCATGTGGACATCTGCGTTATGAGTTGCTTATACTTGGACACAGTGCTATGGGATTTATGCATATGGGCATCCAGTACGCCCTGGAAATCCGCCGTTTTTAAGTTCCGGAACTTCCGGTCGTGCAGCGGCGCAAAAATTTTAAATGCGCCGTCATAGCCTTCTATACCGTTTGGCCCTATTTTTTTGTAATGCTCCTCTTTCCAAGCGTCAAACACCTGGGCAAAGGTCATGTTGTACCGCTCCGTTAAATCCTTGCCTGCAAGACGTTCCAGCGCCGCTATAGCATCTTTTTTGGTGGGGTAATATCCTATAATGATTTTTTGCTTTGCAGCCACCCAGGGCCTGCGTCGGCGCCCGGCGAGCTTATACACTGTCCCGGTTCCGTTGGCCCTCCTCATTGCTTTTCCCATTTTTATCCTCCTACCCTATATTTTTATCAGTTTGATGGTGCCTGTAATATCGCAGCACATTAATCAGCGAAGCAATGATTACACCGACGCCCACCGCAAGCAGAGCAAATAGCATCCAGCCGATTGATGTAATCTGCCCGTTGCGGATAAGCCCTGTGTGCGGGACGCTTGAATCAAACGCCAAATATCCAAATATTATGGATACGGCAATTGACAGCGAAAACGCCAGGATATACACCCAAATTTGCAATACGCGCTCCTTTTTTTCGTGCTTTGCCACTGATCCGGTCAGCTGCTCCATGCCGCCCTCCAAGTGCGCAATGCGTAGGGCTGCGCTATGCTTTGCATCTGCATCGGCCATTGCTCTGTGGGCCTCTGCCAGCTGCTCCTCCGTGGTTGGTCTCTTTACGATACCAAAATACTCATCTATAGACACACCGAGGGCGGCGCATATAAGCCCCATTTTGTATAGGCTTGGATCCTTTGACGACGCAGAAAAGTAATTGCTGATCGTGGACGATGACAGATCTGTTAAATCGGCTAAGTCTTGCGTGGTAAGATGCTGGTACTCCTTTGCCTCTCTGCAAATATCCTGCAAAGTTTTTCCCATTTCTTCCCCTCCTGCCTTATTTTGGGCAAACCTCTCCGTTTGTTTTTACCGGCTAATCGCATATTATCCGGTTTTTGGATTGACTTGCCAAACAACAAACTGATACTGTGGGTATGCGGCCAAGAGCCAGTGACGGCGATAGGCGGCAAAAAATCCCCACCGTCCGGTGCGGGGGCGGTGGGGACTATATGAAATAATTTTCTATGGCGTTCACTTAATCCCCAATATCTTGCCGACTTTTCTTTGCCGCCCCGCCTTTGTTGTAGGAATTCCCGTTGCTTTTGCAATCTTGCGTTTTGCGCTGGTAATTCCAAGCGCACGTTTCCAGCTAAATGAAAGCCCTGGTATTTTAAAGGAAGATTTTTTAGCCATTTCTAATTATGCTCCTTCTTAAAAAATTTTTTGTATTGTTGCCCTAAACTGTGCAACAAATGCCATATTTTGACTATAGGTAGATAAACCGAAAGGAGAAATAATGTGGATTGGAAGCAGAAAAATATAAAGATGGAAATTGTAAGCTGTGAAACGAAAAATAAATGTGATATAATAAAGAATGCAGAGCATATTGCGTTACTTTTTGAGGCGATTTCTTTAGCGAGTAAAATGACCCGCGATCAGTTTGATAAAATTATAGAGGCGATAAAATGAAAATTTGGGCTATCAGTAAAGAAAACGGCTACGAGCGCGAAATACTCATAATTAATTCTCCAAAGCCCCGCGGGCGGCTTTGATAAAAATCCGCAGGGTTTCCTTATCCATTTTTTTCAAAAGCTCGACAGCTTCTTTCAAATCTTCATCTTTCATCCCGCCCTCGATCTCCGGATCGGGGGCTTTTTTTGCGCCCTCCGGCGGCAGGACGGGCAGTTCATCACCCATCAATGCTTCTACCGTTATGCCAAAATAATCGGCGATTTTTTGCTGCGTTTTAGGGTATGGCAGAGAAATGCCTTTTGTCCAATTTAAGACGCCTTGGTTACTCACGCCAATTATTTTAGCAAATGCGTAAGGGGAAAGCCCGTTTTCCTCCAAACAACAGCAAAAGTTTTGTGCAAATGACATAAAATGAAACCTCAAAACTTGTGTACTTTGCTGCTCAACTCTTTATTGACATTTGCTCAAGTCTTGAGTATAATAAATACCGTGGGTGGGCAATAAAAAGCCGCACCACCCCTGATAGATTGAGCTGGCGTTAGTCAAATGTTGTAGCAAACTTAGAGTAACACTATTGCTCCAATTTGTCAAGCAAATAATCAAATTTGGAGGTGAAAGGATGCCGCTGAAAGAGAACCTTGTTCGTTTGCAGGAGGAACGTGGCGAGACGAACTACCGCCTTGCGAAAGCGATAGGAGTATCTCAAACGTCTGTAAAGAACTGGCGGGATGGTGTTACCCGACCGTTCCCGCGACACGCAAAAGCCATTGCGAAGCACTACGGCGTGAAGGTGGAGGAACTGATGGGGACAGACAAGGAGGAGGCAAGCGAATGATCGAAACCATGACGCTGCATCAGGCATCGAAGTATCTTAGAGATAAAGGCTTGAGCCTTTGTTCTGACACTCTGGCCGACGGCCTGGAGCAGGGCGTGTACCCCTTCGGCGTGTGCATCCGTACCGACCGCAGCCGGGTATTTCAGATTTTCAAAAAGAAGCTGGATGCGTGGATCGCAGAGCGGGAGGAGTAAACATGACCAACCAAGAATACAGGGCGCTGGAGGATGCTTTTCTGGCACGGCACGATGCGCTGTGCGAAGAGAAGAGCCCGCTGGAGTGCGATTGTCCGGCCTGCCCCTGCAAGGGTATGTGCGATGCGCTTTGCGCTGCGGAGGTGAATTGATGGACGGGTACACATTGACGCTGGTCATCATCGGAGCCGCAACGGTGAGTTATTGGCTCATGCGGCTGGTGGACAAGCTGGACGGGAAGTAACACAAACGGAGGGAAAGACGATGTATTTGTGTGATTATTGTGGGGCAGCGTTCCATTCGTTGGATTACATCGAGGAAAAGTCCGATGAGTGCGGAAACAGCATAATTTATGTCTGCCCAGAGTGCGGAGAGGAGATTATCCCCGGAGAAGCGGATGAATGTCCTGTTTGCCACGGCTGGAAGCCGATGAAAGCCGCTATGTGCCACAAGTGTGAGCTGGAAACGATCGGGAATTTTAAGCTGGCTATACGGAAGTTTTCCGATGTGCAGCTTGATTATATTTCCGAGCTGACGGAGGGTGAGTATCTCTCGGAGTTTTTGCATAAGGGAGGCTTGGGATGATAAACGGTGTCCTCCGGTACATAAAAGCTACAGTGGAAATCCCATTCCCGGAGGGGAAAATGTGCTGTAACCTCTGCCCACTGCTGGAGACTTATTCGCGAAATCAATGTCGGAGAACAGGCGAGTATCTGTTAGACACGAGAATCGTCGGGGCATATTGCCCGCTACAAGTTGTTGATGAGGAGAAACCCGAATGATGAATATCTACGAGAAAATCGCTGCAATCATGCAGGATGTCCAGTATCTTGCAAAGGACGATCATGTAGAGTTTGGCAGCACCAAATACAAGGCACTGAGCGAGGAGAAGGTAACCTCCATCATGCGTGCGGAACTGCTGAAACACAAACTGGTTGTATACCCCATCGCACAGACAGCCGGGAGAACTGGGAACATTACCCACGTGGATGTCATCTACCGCATGGTCAACGTGGAAAACCCGGAGGAATACATCGAGATTGCATCCTGCGGAGATGGAGCAGACACACAAGACAAGGGCAGCGGCAAGGCCATGACCTATGCGTTTAAGTATATGTGGCTGCGGACCTTTGCGCTTCCCACCGGCGAGGACCCGGACAAAATTTCTTCCGCCGAGCTGGACGAGAAGGAGCGGAACGCTGCTCCGGTGTGTGAGCGATGTGGAGCTGACATTGTGTCCGTCAGGAAGCGCAACGGCGAAATGTGGACGGTAAAGGACATGGTTAAGTACTCCAAGGGCCGCTACGGAGCGCAGATGTGCGCCGGCTGCATGAAGGCTGCAAAGAAGGAGCAGGACAATGTTGCAGGCTGATGTGACCGCCGCACGGTGGCAGCAGGACAGCGATGGGGCGTGGCTGTGCCTCCGGGTGCAGTCCCCCGCCTCTGCAATGGCCATCTGTGACGAGATGAAGCCGGACAAGCAGTATCTGGCGCAGATCAAGCGCAAGGGCAGGAGCCTTGACGCAAACGCTTATGCGTGGGTGCTGCTGGATAAACTGGCGGCACACTATGGGATCCCGAGGAATGATGTGTACCGGGAAGAAATCAGGATCATTGGTGGTGTGAGCGATGTTGTGTGCATGGTATCAAAGGCGGCGGACGAGTTCTGCCGCAGATGGGAGGCGAAAGGAACCGGCTGGATGGCGGAACAAGGGCCAAGCAAAATTCCGGGATGCGTGAACGTGGCGGTTTGGTACGGCTCAAGCACCTACGACACAGAGCAGATGTCACGGCTGATTGACCAGATCGTTGCCGATTGCCGAGAAGCTGGAATCGAGACTATGACACCGCAGGAGTTGGATGCGCTAAAATCACGCTGGGGCGAAGCCCAGCCGTTGGGAGGTGATAAAGGTGACTGATGAAAGACGGTGCTTCCTGTGCGGCAGAAATGGAGCGGGTGACCCGCTGGAGCGGCACCATTAGGCACATCTTCGGCGGCGCGTACCGCAACAAAAGCGAGAAATACGGCCTTGTAGTGTATCTCTGCGGCGAACGGTGCCATAGAAACGGAGGGCTGGCAGTACACCGCAACGGGAATCAAATGCGCCTCCTGCGCCGATACGGCCAGTTAAAGGCCATGCAGGAACAGGGATGGACGGAGGATGACTTCCGCCGTGAATTTGGAAAAAGCTATTTGTAAGGAGGAAAACGATGGTAAACAGAATGATTTTGCAGGGGCGGCTTTGCTCTGACCCTGAATTGCGCCGCACCAACAGCGGAACAGCAGTGTGCAGCTTCCGTGTGGCGTGGAGCGAGAAGATTAAGGACAGAGAAACGAAGCTGTTTCTCCCCTGCGTGGCATGGCAGGGTACTGCGGAGATGATTTGCAACCACTTTGCTAAGGGCAAGGAGATCATCGTAGAGGGCAAGCTCTCCAGCCGGGAATACGAGGACAAGACTGGCAACAAGCGCACTGTGGTGGAGCTGACGGCGGACCGGGTACATTTCTGCGGCAGCAAGGACAGCGCACCGCAGCAGCCCACGCAGACCTTCACGGAGATTTCCGAGGACGACGGCGATTTTCCGTTCTAAGGCGGTGTGCCGATGCCGAACAGAATCATACGCGAGAGCATCTGCACCAGCGACAGCGTAGATAGGCTTTCATGGTTCGAGGAGGTCTTGTTCTATCGGCTGATTGTTTCTTGCGATGATTTCGGACGCTATGACGGACGGGCCGCAATTATCAAAAACAGGCTATTCCCTTTGAAAGAAAATCTTACTCTGAAAACTGTAGAAAACGCCCTTCATGGACTGGCGAGTGCTGGATTGGTTGCCCTATATACTTCACAGGGCAAGCGCTTCCTCTACCTACCAACATGGGGTAAGTATCAGACACAGAGAGCAAAGGAAAGCAAATATCCTGAGCCTGTAGAGCCTACGCAAGCAGATGAAATCATTTGCAAACAAATGAATGCAGATGTCCCCGTATTCGAGAATCGAGAATCGAGAATCGATATACGAGAATCGAGAAGCGAGAATAATGCGCGCGAGGCGCGCTTCTCTCCGCCCTCTTTGGACGAGGTTCGGGCTTATATCGCCGAACGGGGGTCTACAGTTGACGCACAGCAATTCATCGATTTCTACGCCTGCAAGGGCTGGATGGTTGGGAAAAATCGCATGAAGGACTGGAAGGCCGCCGTCAGAACATGGGAGCAGCGCAGAAAGGAGGAAGCCGGTGAACAGCCAACAAAGCAAGAATACCACGTCGGGACATGGCTGTGACATCTGCGGCGGGCTGGGCTACACCGTCCGGCGCACGGAAAGCGGCGAACTGGTGAGCAGAACTTGCAAATGCGAGATCATCCGCCGGAATAGGCTTCGCATGGAGCGTTCCGGGCTTCTGGGACTGCTGGATAGCTGCACCTTTGAGTCGTTCCAAACTCAGGAGTATTGGCAACAGGCCGCAAAGCAAGCGGCGGAGAAGTATTTGACCGACTGGAAAGGCAAGTGGTTTTTCATCGGCGGCTCTCCCGGCACTGGGAAAACACACCTGTGTACGGCGATTTGCGCCAAGCTGATGGACGGCGGAATCCCTGTCCGGTATGTGCAATGGCGGGGAGATATTCCGGCAATCAAGGCAAAGGTAAACGATGCCGAAGCATACGCCGAAGCCATGCAGCCGCTGAAAACCGTCCGTGCGCTGTATATCGACGATTTTCTCAAGGGGAGCGTAACGGATGCCGACAAGAACATTGCCTTTGACCTGCTGAATGCCAGATATATCAACCCGGATGCAATCACGATCATTTCCACGGAACTGACCATTGACCGCATTTTGAGCTGGGACGAGGCAATTGGGAGCAGGATCAACCAGAGGGCGAAGGATTATATGCTGAACATCGGGAAAAAGCAGAATTGGAGGTTGAAATGACCAAGCGGGAGGAACGGAGATGAAGCACCTCGGTGATATTACGAAAATCAACGGTGCGGAAATTGAAATCGTGGATGTTATCACGGGCGGATCGCCGTGCCAGGATTTGAGCATTGCGGGAAAACGCGCCGGATTGGCGGGAGCAAGGAGCGGATTGTTCATGGAACAGGTCCGCATCGTAAAGGAGATGAGAGAGCATGACAGAAAGAGCGGACGGACAGGTGACATGGTCAGACCTCGGTTTATGGTCTGGGAAAATGTCCCCGGAGCGTTCAGCAGCAACAAAGGGCGAGACTTTGCGGCAGTCCTCGAAGAGATCATCCGCATCGCAGAGCCGGAAGCCCCCGATATTGAAGTGCCTGAAAAAGGATGGCCAACTTGGGGGGGCTACCACGATGAAGTGGGAGGACGATGGAGCGTGGCTTGGCGAGTGCATGACGCGCAATACTGGGGAGTCCCCCAACGCCGCCGTCGTATCTCGGTTGTCGCAGATTTTGGAGGTGACACCGCAGGAGAAATACTCTTTGAGCGCAAAAGCGTGTCAGGGTATCTTGCGGAGAGCGGAACGGCGGGGGAAGGACCTTCCACCGGTGCTGAAGGAGGTGCTTCTTATGCAGTCCGGATCAGGGGGGGGCTGTGACGGAGGAGGGAAGGGAGCCTTAGTTCAGACGGAGAGAAGCGGGACGCTGGGGACAGGGAATGACCAGACGATTTTTACGGCAATCCCCATCAACGACAAAGCCACAAGATGGCAGGGCGGTGGAGAGAGTCGCAACCACGATGGAAGCGGCAACGGTCTTGGCATCGGCAAAGAAGGCGACCCATCACCCACGCTGACCGCTGGCGACCGCCACGGGGTGATGTGCCTGAACGATCAGGGCGGAAATGTGATGGGCGTGAGCCATGATGTTTCCGGGACGCTGAGAGCACAGGAGCATGGGCACCAGCCCTCCATTCTGGATATGAGCCATGCTTGCGATGTCATCCGAGACTGCGGCGAGGTAGCTCCCAGTTTGCAAGCCCGTATGGGAACCGGCGGCAACCAAATCCCGCTGACGTACCAAATGCAGGGATTTGGCGATTACCGCGAGGGGGACGTTGCAAGCAGTTGCAAGCAGAGAGATTTCAAGGACAGCACTGATCTTGTATGTTCCGTAGACTGCCGGAACTTCCGTGAAGGCGGCGAAACAAACGGGACTTTGCAGGCAAAATCAAACGGCGGAATCAGCTACAATTTGCAGAACACCGTGAGAACGGGCATGATCGTGCGCCGCCTTACCCCGATGGAGTGCGAACGGCTGCAGGGCTACCCGGACGGCTGGACGGATATCGGCGAGTGGATGGACAGCAAGGGCAAGCGCCACAAAGATGCGGACAGCCCCCGGTATAAGGCACTGGGTAACTCCATCGCCCTTCCGTTTTGGGACTTCCTGGCAAAGCGTATCAGCGCACAATATCTTCGCCCTGTTACGATGGGCAGTTTATTCGACGGTATCGGCGGCTTTCCGCTGGTGTTCGAGCGGCACAACGGCAAGGACACGGTGCGCTGGGCAAGCGAGATTGAGGAATTTCCTATCGCCGTGACGAAACTGAGATTTGGGGAGGATTGACATGACCACATTACGCATGATTCCCGGCATTACATACACCCGGCAAAACCTTGAAGCATTGACTGGGATGCCGGACAGAGCAAACCGCCGGATGATACGGGAGCAGCGGCGGCAAGGTGTACCCATCGTTGCGCTGAAAGCCGGCGGGTACAAACTGGCGGAAACGGAGGAAGAAAAGCAAGCCTTACTTTCCATGTACCGCAAGCGGGCATTGGACGAGCTGGGGACATACCGCCGCCTTGCCAAAGCCATGCAGGTGGATGGGCAGATGGAGATGTGAGGCGGAAATGAAACGGTTTAACACTCCGCTGACGAAAGAGGCGGCGAAATCACTGCTGGCTTTGGATTTAGAGGACAAGGTGATTACCAGCTACGAGAAACTGGACGAGTGGTACACCGCGTGGGGCGGGCAGTGCTATGTGTCATTTTCCGGAGGAAAGGACAGCACGGTGCTTGCTTATTTGGCTGCAAGGTATCTATCGTCGTTCCGCACCCCTCCGTGGCCGCTGAATCTTGTGTTTGTCAACACCGGCCTTGAGTACCCGGAGATACAGAAATTTGTCAACGAGTATGCGGATTGGCTGCGGCGGGAGTTTCCACGCATCACCGTCAATCTCCACCGCTTGCGCCCGAAGATGAACATTCGGCAGGTGGTGGAAAAGTACGGGTACAGCATCGTGAGTAAAGAGGTTGCGAACTGCGTTTGGCTGGCGCGAAAGAGCGGAAACGGAACGCGCATGGCTCGACTGCGCGGCGAGTTGTTGGACAGTGACGGCAACCCATCTGCGTACAACTGCGAGAAGTGGGAGTTCCTATTAGATGCACCGTTCCTTGTATCTTCCGAGTGCTGCCGAATCATGAAGAAAAACACAGCGCACAGGTATGAAGGAAGGGAAAACGAAAAACCCATCGTTGCGACAATGGCGGACGAAGGGCGGCAGAGATTTCAAAAGTGGATGGCGACCGGCTGTAATGCCTTTGAGGGAAAGCGGCCGATGGGAAAGCCTATGAGCTTTTGGACAGAGAAGGATGTGTTGCGGTTTATCGTGGAGCGTGGGATACCCTACGCAAGCGTCTACGGTGACATTGTGGCCAGCGATGGAGAGAACGACTACGGCGCAACGCTGATCGACTGCAAGCTACACTGTACGGGCTGTCAAAGGACAGGATGTATGTTTTGCGGGTTTGGAGCGCATCTCGAAAAAGGCGAGAACCGTTTCGAACGCATAAAGCACACGCATCCGAAGCATTACGAGTTCTGCATCGGCGGAGGGGCGTATGACCCTGTGGACGGATTGTGGAAGCCCACAGAAAAAGGGCTTGGCTACGCCAGAGTATTGGACTACATCGGAGTGAGGTATTGACATGAGCGTAAGTTTTACCATACCCATGCCACCGGTAACAAAGAAAAACAGCCAGCGCATTATGCACAGCAGCAAGACAGGGAAATCGTTTATTATGCCGTCGCAGAAGTACATCGATTACGAGGCAAAAGCTGTGTGGTACTGCAAAAAGGCTGGTGTGCATGAGCCGATCGATTATCCAGTGGAGGTTAAATGCCTGTTTTATATGCCAACCAAGCTGCGAGTGGATTTAACCAATCTGCTGGAAGCTATGGACGATGTGCTGGTCAAGGCGCGGGTGCTGCTGGACGACCACTGCGGCATTATTGTCAGCCATGACGGGAGCCGGGTACTGTACGACAAGGAAAATCCACGCACGGAGGTGAGCATAACCGCCTATGAATGATTTTGACTATGACATCGTGCAGAAAAAGCGTGTTGCAAGAGGGGCGTTTGCCCATGTGAACCGCAAGCGTGGGAAATGCAGATTGCCCAGTGATTACCTCACTGCGGCACAAAAGAGGGAGATGAACGGGAAAATGAAAACATACAACGCCACACGGCCTATGCCTTGGGAAGATTTCAAGGCGATGCCGGACGACATTAAGCGGGAATATCTACGGAATATGCAGTCTTGCGGCGGCGCAGCTACATACCTTGCGGAAGAAATGGGCTGTTGCAGTGCCACCATCATAGAGTGTGGGAAAAAACTGGGGGTGCCGTTTGTGCGAGGTGGTCGGAACTTTGACTTGTGGCAAAAGAAACTATCGGAGTGGCACACAGCCGAGGTTCCGGCAGCAGAAACGCTGGAGAAGCAGTCCGATGGACCAACGCCGGTGCGAAGTGCAGGACCGTTGCACGTGCGAAGTGCAGAACTGCTTCACGCACGGCTCACTATCCGGGGAGACCGGGAAAGCGTTTTGCAAAATCTACGTATGCTTATGCCGGATGAATGTGAAGTCACGGTTGAGTGTTGAGAGGAGGAAAAAACTTGTGAAGGAGCATATTACCACTGGAGGGAAGACGCTTTGCTGGACTTGTAGAAAAGCGTATGGAGGATGCTCATGGACAGAAGTAGACTACACAAAAAAGGGCTGGCCTATACGATTTGAACCGGTAAAGGGGTGGAATGCAATCCCGACAAAAAATGAAAAATACACATCATTTTTGGTGGTAAGTTGCCCAGAGTACGATCCTGATGATAGAAAGGAGGATACACATGACGGCAGATTTTGCGGGTATGGGGAAGCGCCTGCGGGAGGCGAGGGAGAAGGAACTTATGTCGCAGAATGATTTGGCTTTGGAATCTGGTGTAGCACCATCGACAATCAGCTATATTGAGTGTGGACACAGCACCGCATCGGTGTGGGTGCTGGCACATATCTGTGATGCGCTTGGGGTATCTATGCAATGGATGGTATACGGGAGAGGAAGAAAATGAGCAGAAAGAGCATATTTACAGTTGTCGGAGGTGCGGCCCTTGGGCTGCTGATTGCCGCCGGGATATTGTGGGTGGAGCCACTTGCCGCAGAAGCGGAATATGTGGAGGAGCAAGAACCTGTTTCCCCGCTGGTGGCGGAAGTAATCCGCCAAGAAACACCACAGGAAGCCGCCTACACGCACGAAAGCACCATGACCGTGACAGCATACTGCCCCTGCGAAAAATGCTGTGGAGCGTATTCAAACGGCTATACAGCCACAGGAGCGAAAGCAACACAGGGCGTGACCATCGCCACGGACCCGGATGTTATCCCGATGGGGACGGAGGTTGAGATCGATGGGCATATCTACATAGCGCAGGATGTGGGCGGAGCAGTCAGCGGAAACCGCATTGACCTGTACTTTGATAGCCACGAGGACGCACTCCAATGGGGTGTGCAGGAAAAGACGGCGAGGTGGAACGGATGATGGAACGGATTACATTTGATGGAAATTTCTGCGACATTTCGCAGTGCAGGGAGCTGCCTTGCCAGCATGGCGGGAACTGCTCACAAAAGCAAGTGTGGGAGCGGCTGAAAGCCTACGAGGACACGGGGCTGACGCCGGAGGTGTTTCAATCTTATGTGGTGTTTCTTCAGGATTTAATCGGAAACCAAAAAGCCAGTGAGGCACTGGACAGGTTCCGCTGGCTGGCCGAGGCCGACAAGGACGGGCGCGTGGTGGTGCTGCCATTTACCAGTGGGCGCACTTTGCTATGCGAGGAAAACATCGACAGTCCGCGACTTATGAAGGATGTAGAGCCTGCAATTCGCTATTGCAGCAGTTGCGGAATTGTGTTTCACATGGGTTACAATGTGTTCTGTGATCTTGTGGAACACGGGAGAATTACTGCGGTAAGCGAGGAAACGGAGAAAGCATTGGAGGCGATGAAGAAATGAGTAAGGCTGTCATGCTGAGCATTCGCCCGAAGTGGTGCGAGAAGATTTGCAACGGCGAAAAGACTATCGAAGTGCGAAAGACCCGTCCGAAGCTGGAAACGCCGTTTAAGTGTTATATCTACTGCACGCTGCAAGGCTGTAACGAGTTTTTTCGAGTTGATCTTGTGGGTGATGTTGCCAAGTGGAGGCGCGGCAAGTGGGCAGACCGCAAGGGCAATGTTATCGGGGAGTTTACCTGTGACCGGATTTACAAGATCGACAAGGATAGTACGGATTTTCTTTTTAAGGCCGGGGGCCTATCCGTTTACAAGCAAGCTGCCGAAGAAAAGTGTGGCCTGAGTGTGGCTATGACAGACGATGAGTTGCGCGGCTATCTTGGACATTGCCAGGGCTACGGCTGGCATATGTCCGACTTGCGCATTTATGATACGCCGAAAGAATTGAGCGAGTTCAAGACGCTATGTAGAGTCGATGCCGATTGCTGTGCCTGCCCTTATTACAACTACACCAAAATGGATTGTGATGGCCGGGTTATCGGTCGCCCACCCCAAAGCTGGTGCTATGTGGAGGAAATGTGAATGAAAAAAATTACTTTTGACGACTTGCGTCAGCTTTTGCTTTACCGGCGCATTGTGAAGTGGAACTACGACCGCATTGAACTGGACAACGGCGTAAAAATCCACATTGAAATGACGGACTACGACTGTTGCGCTTATGCGGCCGGTGTATTTAAGAATGTGGTGCTGGATGCCGCTATCACCAGCGTTTCGGAAATAGAACGCGAAAAATGGGAGGATAGTGACACCTACGGCTGCCGCGCAAGGGTGACGATCATGCACAACATGAACCCTATTTGCGAGGCATACGCAAACGCAGACGCTGGGAACGGCGGTTATTACTACTCCGTTGCATCGTTTATCGTGACGATGCCCGGTGTAGACGAGGAGGGCGCGTGCGAGTTCGCAAATAGCGAATGGGATGGTGCCGAAAATGACTGAATACATCGAGCGCACGGAAGAACTTATGCTTGCCATGAACGCCGGTGCGAGGGCAATCGAGAACACAAAGCGCTATCACGGTACTGTTTACACCAAGGATGTGTTCTCGGAGAACCCACAGGAAATCCCATACTTACAGGCCGCCAAAGTGCTGCGGGAAGTAAGTGATGCTCCTGCCGCTGATGCCGTTCCGGTGGTGCATGGACGGTGGACGCATCTTGGCGGAGACGAGTGGTGCTGCTCTGCGTGCGGCTTTGTCATCACCACTGAGGGAAGCTGGGATAAGCCTACTAAAAAATACTGCGAGGATTGCGGTGCCAAGATGGACGGAGGTGACGGCGATGCCGATGTGCGGTGACTGCAAATATGGGCAGGGCGCATGGAGAGATGACGGAATATGTTACGCCTGCCGTGATCAGGTATGGATTCCGGGAGCGCCACACAGAAAAGCCGGAGAGGAGGACTGACAATGGCGGAGTACATTGACAGGGGAACGTTTAAGAAAAGCGTCGAGGAGCGTTATTGTAAGCCGTGCAAGGCGGAGGGAAAAGACCACAACGGATGCTGGTGTCGTGCTTGTTGGGTTGACGATATGCTCGACGAGGTAGATTGTTTCCAGCCCGCCGATGTGGCCCCGGTGGTGCGGTGTAAGGACTGCGAGTGGTTTGCGGATAATAACGACGGGTCGTGGTTTGGTTGCTGGCTCTTTCAGACCATCCGGATTATCCCAGAAGATGCACCTAAACCTGACGATTTTTGTAGCTACGGTGAGCTGAAGATGGACGGAGGTGGAGATCGATGAAAGACGCAATGCTGGAAGCCTTAGAGGAAATCGAGAACGGTATGTGCCGCATTAAGGAGCGGCGTAGCATTTGGCAGAATAGCCTTGTATATGCTTTATGCCAAGCTGTGCGGCTGCTTCTGATGGACAAGATCAAGGAGGGACGGAAATGAGAATTGACGGCAAAACCCTACCCAACAACCCCATGAGGGCGTACCAGCAGGGCAAGCTGATGGGGACAAAGCAAAACATGGATTTGGTGTCCGAAGTGCTGCTTACAAAATTTGGATTCCACGTGTTGGAGGAAACGCCGGACAGCCACGACACTATGAGCGTTGAGTATCTGCAAAAATGCCTTGTGGAGCTGGTGGACGCAAAAAACAGTGGCTATGTGACCAAGAAGGATATTGCGGACGCTCTGCGGAGCGACTACAAACTAATTAACAACGCAGAGTAAGGAGGCTGGCATGAGCCGAAAACAGACGCTGCCGTATGATGTGCGGCTTGAGTGCATTGCCTATGTCAGAGGTTATCCACGGCGGGTACAGGCGTACAACGACGCAAGGAGCGAGATACTGAGCGGCGGTAACAGTGCAACAGAGGGTATGCCCCGCTCCCCCGGCATTGGTAGACCGGCAGAAAGCAAGGCGGAGCAGCTTGCCGCCATAGAGAACTGGCCGGAAACCAAGAAAATGCGGGCTGTTGAATATGCCATAGACCGATGTGGTCGGGATTTGGAGAGCGAGAGCGTTCGAAAGCAGCTTACACAGGGGATCATGCGCAACTGTCAGGGCAAGCATAAGTATTCCCGCAACAAGATTATCGTGCCGGGGATAAGTGAGCGGACATTCAGCCGCCGGAAAGAGCAATTTCTCTATGACATAGCCATATATTGTGGTTTTGCAGAGAAAGTTGGCACAAATTCCACCTAATGATGTGCTACAATAGGTACAGTGGATGATAAGGAATAGTCATCCACCCGTCTTTCCACTCAACCCGTTTCCTCCATCTTATGCGTCGCCGGTATTGGGCGCACCTTCTGGCACCGAAAGGTCATACCGGTATAAACAGCCTGTAGGGAAACCTATGGGCTGTTGTTATATGCCGTGCGCTCGTTGCACCCCACGATCAGGGGCGGGAGGTCGCACCTCCCACACGGCACAAATATATGCGGGCGGAAGCTGGGAGGAATCAGCTCCGATAGTAAAATTTCGGGTTCGCAGGTTCGAATCCTGTCGCCTGCACAAGAGGCCGGGTAGCACCCGGACACTGTGAGACCGCAATCGTCACGGCCTTGTGTAAAGGCCGGTGACCTGCGCCAGCAGGAGCCGCAGGTAATCTGGGCAGCTCCTCACGCCACGCTCCCAGTCCTCCAGCGTGCGGGTGGGGATACAATAACGGGTGGCAAAGGCCACCTGCGACAGGCCGGTGTGCTGACGGATGTCCCGGATCGTCAGGTGGGCGGCGTCCCAGAGACGCGCCAGCAGGTCGATGCGGTCTGCGGGTATGTCCGCATCTGGTGCATCGCCCCAGACGGAGGACAGCGACCAGTCGGAGACAAAGGCGTCTCGGTCGGAAGAAGAAAGCGCTGCGCTGAACAAGGAAAAAAACAGTTTGTCTGTCATTTTTAGGATCCTTTCATCGTCAAAATTGTAAAAAAGGAAAAGCACCGAAAACCGGTGCTTTTCCTGCGGTTGAAGGGTTTGTCCTTCTTGCTATTTCAACCCACGGCGGCAGGATCGAGCCGCACCAGATGCAAGCGCCTCCTGCATCCGACAGAAATAGTTTACCACGCTGCACAGGAAGTGTCAAGCACCATCATGACCGTGTTCCGCCCGCCGGATATGCGGCGTTTTCAAGCTCCCACCGCTCTTCCTGCGTCAGGGTGCTGGCGATCATGTCCGCGATCTGCTGCTGGGTCTTGTACCGTACCGCAAGTCCGACCTTCGTGACGTCATCGTCGTGGTAGACCGTCCATTCCTCCCGGTCCCAGTGGTACTTGCACCAGACATCGCCGGTAGACTTGTCGTAAAAAATCTCCGCATACTCCCCCGTGCGGGAGCCGAGCCCCTTGGTGGCGTTGGAGGCGTTGGCCAATGTCTCCTGGTTGATGTTCCGTCCGTGGGTGTTGATCTCCATGCTCCGTTCCTCCTGTCGAAAATTTTCATGGGCGGGGTTGGTCGGGTCAGCCCCGCCCGCAGCGTACCTGCGATCAGGCGGTCAGCTCTGCTGCCGTAGCGGCCACGCGCTCCTCGGCGGCGCGGATGCTGTCCGCCTTGCTGTAGGTGTGGGCCACCGGGTCGTCCCGGTAATCGTGTGCGGCGAAGGCGTCCGCTGCGGACTTGCTGTCGAACCATGCCTCACGGCAGAAGCTGGATCCCCATACTGCGTAGGTGACGGAATAAAAAGTCTTTTTCATGATATTTTCCTTTCTGCCGCTGTGCGGCTACCCTGTCCTTTGATCTGTCTATATAATACCACGCATTGCGTGGTTTGTCAAGGGGGAAAATTAAAAAATGAAAAATGACACAAGTTTGCACATATTTTTCCGGGAGCCAGCATGGGACAATAGAGCTGGCGGAAGCCCAGATCGCCAAAAATTTCTATGCGGCATAGGTGCCCCGTAAGGGGAGACCACAGCGAGTGACGGGGACTTTCCCTGAAGCGCTAAAGCAGGGCAGGACTGCAATGCCGCACCAAAAGCGGAGAGCCGCTGCCGTGGGCAAATGGCATAGCGCCTGCCCGGAAGTGCGGCTATACCGCTCAGAAGTGAGCTGTGGAAAAGACATTGCCACCTGCTGGCAAACTGTGTAACCCATGTTTGAGAGCTTCCAGAAGGCCGCATGGGAGGGGAAAGACTGTTACTGTAGCCAAGGGGTGGGGGCTGGTGACAAAACAGGAGGAAAGCATGGAAATCACAAAACGGCGGCTTGCGGATATTGTGCCGTATGCCGGCAACGCAAAAAAAGCATGATAAACGGCAAATCAACAATGTTGCGGAGAGCATCAAGCAATACGGCTTTGTGCAGCCGATTGTGATTGACCGTGATGGAGTTATCGTCATTGGGCATTGCAGAGCGTTGGCTGCTCAGAAATTGGGCATGGAAGAAGTGCCCTGTGTCTGCGTGGACGATCTGACACCGGAGCAGGTGAACGCCCTGCGGCTGGTAGATAACAAGAGCAACGAGAGTGATTGGGACTTCGATCTGCTGGCTGATGAACTGCCTGGTCTCGACCTGTCGGCGTTTGACTTTGACTGGGGGCTGCCGGAAGATACAACGGATGAAGTCGCTGAGGATGAAGCACCGGAGGTTGACGAAGAATCTGACCCAATTACAAAACTGGGCGATATTTGGAAGCTTGGGCGGCACCGGCTTATGTGTGGAGACAGCACGTCTGCGGAATGTGTACAAAAGCTCATGGGGGGGGCACAAGCAGATCTTTTGCTTACAGACCCGCCATATAACGTTAATTATGGTTCGGTTAGAGATGTGAGCGAAGCCGTTAAGCGGCACCGTAGGACAGACGGGCTGATTATAAAGAACGACAACATGGAAGACGAGACATTCAGACAATTCTTGACTGACGCATTTACGAATGCAAACGAGGCGATGAAGCCAGGGGCAGTCTTTTACATTTGGCACGCAGATAATGAAAGCTACAATTTTAGAGGTGCGTGTAGAGATGTAGGGTGGAAAATCAGGGAATGCCTAATCTGGAATAAGAACACATTCTGCATGGGTAGACAGGACTACCAGTGGAAACACGAGCCGTGCCTATATGGATGGAAGGATGGGGCTGGGCACTTGTGGGCAAGCGATAGAAAGCAGACAACCGTTATTGATATTGACAAGCCGAGCAAAAGCGAATTACACCCAACCATGAAGCCCGTTGCCTTATTCGACTATCAAATCAAGAATAACACCAAGGGCGGTGACATCGTGCTCGATCTGTTTGCTGGAAGCGGTACAACCGTTGTTGCGTGCGAACAGAACGGCAGAAATGCTTATGTTATGGAGTTTGACCCGAAGTATTGCGATGTGATCGTAAAACGGTGGGAGAACTTGACCGGAGAAAAGGCGGTGCTTCTGCATGACTGATGCTCAGGCGACTGTGCGGAGGATGTTGAAGAAAAACCAGCAGTATTTATCCACACAGCAGATGAAAACACTGAACGGGCTGATTAAGTCCGGCGATATTACAGGGGCCATGAATGGCCTGCATACATTGGTGGCGAGAAAGCTGACTGCGAGAAAGGAGGGCGCGTATGGCAAGGCCAAGAAAGGAAATAGATCAGAAGCAGTTCGAGAACCTCTGCGGCCTGCAATGCACGCTTGAGGAAATCTGCGGCTGGTTTGACGTGACCGATAAAACGTTGGATAGTTGGTGTAAGCGCACCTATCATGCCAGTTTTTCCGAGGTATTTAAGCAAAAGCGAGGAGCGGGGAAAATTTCGCTGCGTCGGAGCCAGTGGCAGCTTGCGGCAAAGAACGCAAGCATGGCGATTTGGCTGGGGAAACAGTACCTTGGGCAGCGCGATATTGTGGAGCTGGGTTTGCCGACTGACAACACGCAGGATGACGCATTGAGTGTGAGCCTGCGTGAAATGGCGGAAGGGTTGGAGAGCGATGATTAGCCCGAAGCAGCAGAAAATCCTTGCTTTCCCCTATTCCAAGTATGACGCGCTGATCTGCGACGGTGCCGTGCGTTCCGGCAAGACCTCTATCATGATGTGGGCGTTCGTCCGCTGGGCGATGGAGAATTTCAGCGGTCAGCGCTTCGGCGTGTGTGGCCGCACGGTGGATAGCTGCACCAAGAACATCATCGTGCCGTTCACGGCGATGAGCCTTGCAAAGGAACGTTATCTCATCCGCTGGCGGCGCGGTGACAAGGTGATGGAAGTGCGGCGCGGAGCCGTGACGAATTACTTTGAGGTGTTCGGCGGCAAGGATGAGGCCAGCTATACGCTGATCCAAGGCCGCACGCTGGCGGGGGCGCTGCTGGACGAGGTGGTGCTGATGCCGCGTTCGTTCGTGGAACAGGCATTGACCCGCTGCTCGGTAGATGGTGCAAAGCTGTGGTTTTCCTGTAACCCGGGAAGTCCACAGCATTGGTTTTATACAGAGTGGATACAGAGGAACAAAGAGCGGAACGCGCTGTATCTGCATTTTGAAATGACGGACAACCCCGGGCTGTCGCAGAAAACGCTGGAGCGGTATCAGTCGATGTTTACGGGCGTGTTTTATGATCGTTACATCCGTGGACTGTGGGTGCTGGCCGAGGGGCTGATCTATCCCATGTTTGACGAGAGCTGCATTGTGGACGAGCTGCCGGAAAAGGGAGAATACTATGTTTCCTGCGACTACGGCACACTTAACCCGTTTTCTGCAGGGCTGTGGTGCTGGGACGGCAAGACGGCCACACGCGTCCGCGAGTATTACTATTCCGGGCGCGAGAACCAAAAGAACAAGACAGACGAGGAATACGCTGACGAAATTAAAAAGCTCATTGGCGAGGCGGATGTCAAAAGCATTATCGTTGACCCGTCTGCCGCTTCGTTTATCGAGGTCTTGCGGCGGCACGGTTATATGGTCCGCAAGGCCAACAACGATGTGACAAACGGGATTATGACTACGGCGCGGTTTTTGCAAGACGGCATTCTTAAGGTGCATCGTGGCTGCAAAGACTGCATCCGCGAGTTTGGGCTATATCGGTGGGACGAAAAATCCGCCGACGACAGGCCAATCAAGGAAAACGACCACGCAATGGACGAAACGCGCTATTTTGCCTATACGATTTTGAAAAATAAGGCGTATAAGCGCGATTACGTCCCCATTTGGAGCAGATAGGAGTGAGAGGCTATCAAAACTTACAATGACCTTGTTGCGGTCGGAGAAAGTGACCAGGCGCGGATTGGGTTTATTCGCGGAGCAATCAACGAGCATCGAAGCTCACACGCATACAAGACGGCGGCGGATGCTGAGGAATATTACAATGGCCTGAATCCGACCATTAACCGCTATGAAAAGATCATCTACGATATGCAGGGCCGTGCCCACACGGATATGTGGACGGCAAACCATAAGCTGGCCAGCCGTTTCTTCGGCCTGGCGGTGGATCAGGAAGTTTCATATCTGCTGGGCAACGGCGTAACCTTTGCGGAGAAGGAAACGCCGAACAAGCTATGCCCGGACTTTGACCAGGAAGTCATGGATGCGGCGCGGGCGGCGAAAATCGCAGGCGTATCCTTCGGCTTTTGGGATCTGACGCATCTTCGGGTGTTCTCCCTGCTTGAGTTCGTCCCCCTCTATGATGAAGAGGACGGCGCGATGAAAGCCGGTATCCGGTTCTGGCAGGTGGCACAGGATAAGCCTATGAGAGCGACGCTGTATGAGATCGACGGCTTTACCGAGTATTTCCAGCCCAGCGGCGAGGATATGGCCGTCATGCAGCCAAAGCGCAGCTATAAGCTGATCGAGCGCAAGGCGGAAGTCGGCGAAACAGAGATTTACGACGGCGGGAATTATCCGAGTTTCCCCATCGTCCCGCTGAAAAACAACAAGCGGTGTCTCTCCGAAATCGTCGGCAAGCGCAACACCATTGACGCGCTGGATCTGGCGTCCTCGAACATGGTTAACAATGTGGATGAGGGCAACCTGATTTATTGGGTGCTGTCTAACTGCAACGGCATGGACGACCTCGACGATGCAAAGTTTGTGGAGCGCTTGAAAACCACGCACGTTGCCCACGCCAACGGCGATGATGGCGCAAAGGTGGAGAGCAGGACCATCGAGGCGCCGTATGAGGGCACCAGCAGCACCATTGATATGCTCAAGAAAAAGCTATACGAGGATTTTCAGTGCTTTGACGCGGCGGCGGTATCTGCCGGGAACCAGACGGCGACTGCGATCAAGGCCAGCTATGTGCCGCTGGATCTGAAAACAGACAAGTTTGAATCCGAGGTCACGCGGTTTATTGTGGAAATCCTGCGTCTGGCGGGCATTGAGGACAAGCCGACTTACACGCGCAACCAAATTATCAACAAGAGCGAGGAAACGCAGAATATCCTTCTGGGCGCGGCGTATTACGATGACGAATACATCACGAAGAAGCTGCTGACCATCAACGGCGATATTGACCAGTATGAGGACATGGCAAAGCGGAAGGCGGCGGAGGAAATCGGCCGCAGCTTTGTGAATTTAACTGGCACAGAAGAAACGGAGGTAGAGTAATGGGCGGTAGAGGCGGAGCAGGTGGCGGTGTGGGAAGTGGCGGTTTGCCAAAAGTGCAGCGCCCTGTGGAGAGTTTCCCAGCACTAACTGGAACCGAAAAGCAAGTCAAGTGGGCCAATAAAATCAGAGATGAAGTTTACGATACACTCGTTGGAGAGATGTATAAAACAGAATCTGGGTTCAGGACAGAGGCGCCGAACTATATCACATCGGCTAAAGGCATGCAAACATGGGTAAAACAAACGCGAGATGCTTTCCAAACGGCTAATAGCAAAATATTGAAAGAAAAAGTAAACAATAGCATAGACAGTTTACGCAGAGCATCCGATCAGTACGGTCGCATTCGAGCGTTGATTGAAAAAGAAACAAGCGCGAAATTCTGGATTGACCATAGAAGCACACACCCCGGCGACCCTGCATGGAAAGCGTTTAAGAAGAAGATAATCGGTTATTAAGATAGCATGATTAACTTTGAAAATCTGGACAAAGCCACATTCCCCGGTGTTGGGAAGTACGACATTCCGCAGATCGAGCCGGTCAAGGCGTACCCGCAGGGCGAGTTTATCCCCGTAAATTACCATTACACGGCGAAAGATACGGGAAGCAAGGTCGTGCATTTCTTCGTGGACGATTACCAATTCATTCGATACTGGAATACGCCGGACAAGCACATTCCAAAGCTGTCGCAGTTTGCGGCGGTGTGCGCACCGGACTTCTCTACATACACGGATATGCCGCTTTCGATGCAGATATACAACCATTACCGCAAGCACTGGCTGGCAGCATACTGGCAAATGCACGGCATGACGGTCTATCCAACGATCTCATGGAGCGACGAGAACAGTTACGATTGGTGCTTTGATGGTGAGCCTGTTGGTGGAATTGTTGCGGTTAGTTCAGTAGGCACACAGCAGAATAAGGAAAGCAAGCAGCTGTTTCTGCGCGGCTACGAGGAAATGATGAAGCGGCTCTCGCCGGAATGGGTGATATTTTACGGGAAAGTGCCGGAGGAATGCGACTGGAATGTAATTCGAGTAAAACCGCACTATGATGATATTGTGAAACGGAGGCAGAAATGCCAAACGAAGACCTCGGTCACAATCTGACCGACAAGGAACTTGCAAAGCTGGAACGGCGCATTGCGAAGTTGTACCGTGAGGCTGGGGAAGAGATGCAAGCTACCATAGACGCATACTTTGAGCAATTCAAAAAGCGCGACGAGGAAATGAAGGCGCTGATCGGAACTGTGCAGAACGGCAAGGAATGGACGGAGGCCGACTATAAGCAATGGCGGCTCAACCAGATCGGGCGCGGGGAGCGCTATCAGGCCATGCGCGATAAGGTGGCGCAGAGGGCGACCGATGCAAACGCTGTGGCGGTTTCCTATACCAACGATGCGACGCCCGGTATTTACAGCCTGAACCGCAATTATGCGGCTTACACCATTGAACAGGTCGCTGGGAATATCGGCTTTGACCTGTGGGACGAGCAGACGGTAAAGCGGCTTATGGTAGAGCAGCCGGACTTAATGCCGTACTACCCAAAGGACAGGGCACTGAAACGCGGTATCGACCTCGCGTATGGCAAGAAGCAAATCACGGCAAGCGTCACCAGCTCCATCTTGCAGGGAAAGAGCATCAAGCACATGGCGGATGATCTGCAAAAGCGCATTACCACCATGAGTCGCGATTCCGCCATCCGCACCGCCCGCACAGCCGTGACCGGCGCACAGAACGCCGGACGCATGGACAGCTATGCGGCAGCGGAAAAGATGGGCATTAAGCTCAAAAAAGAATGGTTGGCTACGCTGGACGCGCGTACACGCCACTCTCATGCCATGCTTGACGGCGAACAAGTGGCGCAGGACAAGAAGTTTTCTAACGGTTGTCGTTTTCCCGGCGACCCACAAGGGCCACCGTGGGAGATATATAACTGCCGCTGTACGCTGATTGCCGCCGTGGATGGGGTAGATACCTCATCGGCGCAAAGACGCGCCAGAAACGCCGATACGGGCGAAACAGAGGTTATCTCGAATATGTCCTATGCAGAATGGGAGCGGCAGAAACGCGGAGAGGGGTATTTGCAGAGATGAGCGTTACAATCCAAGACCACAGCGCGGAGGTTTCCGCTGAGATCAAGGCGGCGCTGCTGCGCGGGCTTGAAAAGTGCGGACTGGTGGCAGAGGGATATGCAAAAAAGCTGTGCCCCGTTGACACCGGCAATCTGCGCAACAGCATTACTCATGTGGTAGACGAGCAGGAACCGGCGGCAATCATCGGAACGGATTCTGAGTACGGTGCGTATGTGGAATTAGGAACCGGCATTTACGCCGAAGGTGGCGGCGGACGGCCTACACCGTGGGTGTATCAGGACGCAAAGGGAAATTGGCATTACACGCGTGGCAACAAGGCACAGCCGTTTTTGAAACCTGCTGCCGCCGACCATGCCATCCAATACCGGAAGATATTGGAGGACGAACTGAAATAGGAGCTAATTGCTTACAAATTGTATGCAGTTGGCTCTTTTTGTTAATTACCGCAAAGGACAGCGGTTTTTATAAAACTATCGTTTCCGAAGGAACGGAACCGAAGAAAAGGAGATAGTGTCATGGCACTTACACGAAAACTTTTGAAGGGTATGGGGCTTACCGATGAGCAGGTTGATACCATCATCGAGGCGCATACCGACACCGTGGACGGCCTCAAGGCGGATGTGACCCGCTACAAGGCCGATGCGGGGAAGCTGCCCGGCGTTCAGAAGCAGTTGGACGACCTCAAGGCAGCGGGTGACGGCGGTTACAAGGAGAAGTACGAGAAGGAACACTCGGCCTTTGAAGCCTTTAAGACCGACATCACGGCAAAGGAAAGCAAGGCGGCAAAGGAAAAGGCCGTGCGTGCTTACTTTGAGAGCAAAAACATCACCGGTGCGAATTTGGACCTTGCGATGCGCGGCTGTGGCGAAGAAATGGCCGCATTGGAGATGGACGGCGACAAGATCAAGGACACCAAGAGCCTTGATGCACTCGTAGACGGCACCTACAAGGGGCTTGTCTCCACCACACAGACGCACGGAGCGAATCCCGCCAACCCCCCGGCAAACACCGGCGGCGCAAAATCCCGAGAGGACATCTACAAGAAGGACGATAAGGGCCGCTATGTGATGTCCACGGCGGAGCGCCAGAAAGCGCTTGCTGATCTGATGGCAAGCGAAAACAACTGATTTTTTGAAAGGAGCTATTTATGGCTGCGAAAACTAACGTTACAACTTCCGCACAGTTTACCACTTCCGCACGAGAGGTGGATTTCGTGTCCCGCTTCGCTGATAACTGGGACGCACTGCGCAACATCATGGGCATCATGCGTCCCATCCGCAAGGCGCCCGGCACGAAGCTGGTTTCCTACAAAGCCAGCGTGGACGGCGCTCTTAAGGGCGGCGCCGTGGCCGAAGGCGATGAGATCCCCTTCACCAAGATGAAGGTTGATCCTGTTGCATACGGCGATATCGACATTTCCAAGTACGCCAAGAGCGTGACCATCGAGAGCGTGGCGAAGTACGGCGCCGACGTTGCCGTGGAAAAGACCGACGAAGCGTTCCTCGTGGCCTTGCAGAACAAGGTTCTGACCGACTTCTACACTTTCCTCGGCACCGGCACGCTGAAGCTGACCGAGAAGACCTGGCAGCGTGCGCTGGCTATGGCCAAGGGCAAGGTTCTGGAAAAGTTCGCGGGTCTTGATAAGGACGTGACCGAGGTGGTAGGCTTCGCCAACATTATCGACGCTTACGATTACTTGGGCGATAAGGAAATCACCGTGCAGACCATGTTCGGCCTGAACTATGTGGAGAACTTCATGGGCTACCGCACCCTGTTCCTGCTGCCCGATAAGTACATCAAGGCCAAGACGGTGATCGCACTGCCGGTTGAAAACATCGACCTGTACTATGTGGATCCCAGTGACAGCGACTTTGCTAAGCTGGGCCTGAACTACACCGTGAAGGGCGAGACGAATCTGATCGGCGTTCATGTGGACGGCGATTACAGCCGCGCCACCGGCGATATGTACGCCATCATGGGTATGAAACTGTGGGCAGAGTATCTGGACGGCATTGCCGTGGCTACCGTTTCTGTGGCCGGCGCGGGCTAAATAGGAGGGCAGCGTAATGCTTGAACAAGTCTTACGGCACTTGAACAACTGGTTCCTTGTGGAGATTCACGAGGGCACGTTTGCCGTGGAGAACGGCAGCATTGCGCTGCCCTTTCTCCTGAACAATCAATATTTCCGCATCTGCGGCTCTGTGTTTAATGACGGTCTGCATCAATATCCGGCGGCTGACCTTACGGATGAAACCTTTACCGGAACGGTGTGGGTGTTGGCTGTTCCGAAGGCTGTGGTTGTGCTTGCCGAAGATATCGCCGCATGGGAAGAAAAGAACGGTGAAGCCGTTTTAAGCCCGTACACGAGCGAAAGCTTCGGCGGGTACAGTTACACAAAGGCAAGCGGCGGAAATGCCGACACGAGCGCCGGGACGGGCTGGCAGGGCGCTTTTAAAGGCCGGTTAAATGACTGGCGCAAGCTCAAGGGGGTGGAACCGTGAGTTTACTGGACGATTTTGCCCACAAGTGCATTTTGATGGAGAAAAAGCGCACGCCTGACGGAGCGGGCGGCTACATCACCGCGTGGGAAGAGGGAGCGGAGTTCCTCAATTACCAGTCTCTTGACACATCGATGGAGGCGCGAAAAGCGGAAAAGGACGGTGTTACCTCGGTATATTCCGCACTGGTCAATCAGCGCGTTCCCATCGAGTACAACGATTATTTCCGTGACGCGGAAACAGGGCTGACTTACCGCGTGACCTCTAACCCCGAGGAAAAGGCCGCGCCGAGGTCTGCGGGAGCGACCATTAAGGCGCTGAAATTCTTCACAGCGGAACGAAGGGAGTTGCCGAAATGACAAAGGATAAGGCGCTCCACGCATGGTTTTCTCAATTTCTCCCGGCGTATCCAACCTCTAATGTGCCGGAAGACGCGACCTTCCCTTGGCTGACCTATGAACTTATTACAGGCTCGTGGGAGAGCGGGGAAATCGGCCTGACGGTAAACCTCTGGTACTACACGGAAGGCGAGGCGGTGCCCAATGCAAAGGCACAGGAGATCTCCGACGCCATCGGTATGGGCGGCTGTATGGTGCCCTATGACGGCGGGGCTATGTGGATCAAGCGTGGGTCTCCGTGGTGCCAGAACATTGCGGACGAGAGCAACAAAAACATCAAGCGGCGGTACCTCAACGTCACGGTTGAATATCTGTCGCAGAACTGATGAAAGGACGAAACTATGAAATTTACGAAAATTCCTTCTGACGCGTTTCAGAAATTGCAGATCAACGCCGGTATTCTGACCACCGATTTTACGCCGTCTACCGGGGAGATCGGTGCGGCTGGCCAGATCGGTGCAACCACCGGCGGTGTGAACTTTACGGCAACGCCCACTTTCACCGACTTTGGCGAAGACATTGACAACTGCCCGAAGAACATGAAGGAGTTTAAGCGGCAGGATATGGTGGAGGCGAAGATGTCTGGCACGTTTATCAACGCCGATACGAAAACGGCAAAGTTGCTGTGCGGTGCGGCGGACATTGATGCCAGCGACACGACGAAGGTCGTTCCCCGCACGGACCTCAAGGACAGCGATTTTACCGACATTTGGCTGGTAGGCGACTACTCCGACAAGAACGGCACGAAAAACGGCGGCTTTATCGCTATCCATATGCTAAACGCGCTTTCCACGGGCGGTTTCCAGCTCAAGACGGCAGATAAGGCCAAGGGTCAGTTTGCCTTTGAATTTACGGCGCACTATTCTCTTGCGGAGCAGGACAAGGTCCCGTATGAGATCTACATCAAGGCGGGTACGGAGGAAACAGCATGAAACTTTCTGATATCCAGGGAGACCGCGTATTTGATGTGATCGCGGACATCATCGACCCCATAGCCAACATTGCGGAGGACAAGAAAGCCTCTGCCATGTTTCGGCGTGAAAAGCTGCCGGAGGGCATGACGGCGAAGCGGTTTATGATGCAGAGGGCGCGGAAAGCGCTCCCTGTGCTGCTTAAAGACCACAAGGGCGATATTATTGCCATTCTTGCTGCGATCGAGGGTGTGAGCGCGGACGCTTACAAGGATGCGCTGAACCTTGTGAAACTGTCGCAGGACACGGTGGAGCTGTTGACCGATGATGCATTCATCGAGCTTTTTCTCTCGGCGCAGAGCGAGAACTCCTCTGGCTCTGCGCAGGAGAATACCGGGGAAGCCGACGAGTAAGGCCGTTTCTGCGCTACTGCATAGCGCGGCTCAATGAAAAGGCAAAAACTGACGCTTATCGCATCTATATGTCGGACGCGTTGCGCATTGTGACTGAAAACACGGCGCGTGTCGCCAGCGGGAACTATGGCAGCGGGAACTATATTAAAGTGCGATACGCCGACATTGTTGAGCCAAAGAAACAGGACGACAGGACTTGCGAAGAAATTACCGCCGATGTAGTCGCGCGGTGCGGATTGGTGGTGAAAGAATGAACCTGCTCGATCTTTTTGTGAAAATCGGTGTGGATAACAGTGATGTAGATAAAGGCTTTTCGGAAACGAGCAGCAAGGCAGAATCTCTTGCCGGGAAACTAAAAGGTGGCCTTGCAACTGCGGCAAAGGTGGGCGCTGCGGCCCTGGCAGCTGCGGCTACTGGCGTGGCGGCGCTGACCAAAGCGTCCATTGACCAATATGCCGAGTATGAGCAATTAGTGGGTGGCGTCGATACCCTCTTTAAGACTGCATCGGACAAGGTGCAGGAGTACGCCGCAAACGCATACAAGACCGCTGGCATGAGCGCCAACGAATATATGGACACGGTGACCAGTTTCTCGGCCTCCCTGCTCCAGAGCCTTGGCGGAGATACGGATAAAGCAGCTCAGAAGGCGGATCAGGCCATCACCGACATGGCAGACAACGCCAATAAGATGGGCACCGGCATGGAGATGATACAGAACGCCTATCAGGGTTTTGCGAAGCAGAACTACACCATGCTGGACAACCTAAAGCTCGGTTACGGCGGCACCAAAGAGGAAATGGAGCGTCTGCTTGCGGACGCGGAGAAGCTGTCTGGGCAGAAGTTTGATATTTCGTCCTACTCCGACATCGTAGATGCCATCCATGTGGTGCAGACGGAAATGGGCATCACTGGCACCACGGCAGCAGAGGCAGCGAGCACCATCGAGGGCAGCGGTGGGTCGGCAAAAGCCGCATGGGCAAACCTGATAACCGGCATTGCAGACGACAACGCAGACCTTGATACGCTGATTGGCAATTTTGTCAGCAGCGTGGAGACGGCGGCTGGAAATATTATTCCGCGCGTTAGTGCCATCTTGGGCGGCATTTCACAGCTTGTTACATCTGCATCTACCACTATTATTCCGATGGTCATAACAACCATCACAGACAACCTGCCTTCGCTTTTGCAGGCGGCGGCTGCGCTTGTCGGCGCATTGGGACAGGGTATCATTGATAGCCTACCTGCAATTACGCAAGCAGCAATCGACATTCTTTTCTTCCTTTCGAATGGCCTGATAGAAAACCTGCCCACGCTTATTGACGGCATTGTGCAAGTGACCATGACGATTGTGCAGATGCTGACAAGCCCGGACTTTTTGACGCAACTCATTGAAACGGCAATCTTGCTGATTACGACGCTTGCGCAGGGCCTGATTGACGCGATTCCGCAGCTTATCGCGGCAGTACCTCTGATTATTGGCAACTTGCTCGCCGCAATCATTGTGGAGCTGCCCAACATCATCCAGATGGGCATTGATCTTCTGTTTGCGCTGATTGACGGAATTATCAAGTGCATCCCGGAGCTGGTCGCGGCAGTCCCTACGCTGATTATTGCGTTCATCAACGGCATCGTGAACAACCTTGACAAGATCATCCTTGCAGGTCCGCAGATTATTGTATCGCTGATTACCGGCATTATCGGGGCAATCCCGGAATTGATTGCAGCCGTCCCGCGCATTATCGCTGCCATTGCCGACACAATCAGAAACTATGACTGGGGCGGCATCGGTAAAAACATCGTTCGGGGCTTAAAAAACGGCATCGCCGGAATGTGGGGCAATATAAAAAGCTGGTTCAGTGATAAGGTAAATGGGCTGGTTAGCGGTGTGAAAAAAATCCTTGGTATTGCATCCCCGTCCAAGGTCTTTGCGGGCATCGGCGGCTTTATGGCCGAAGGTCTGGGCGAGGGCTTTGACGATCAATTCAAGTCCGTAAAAAAGGACATTGAGGGCAATATGAGCTTTGACGCTGGCACCATTACAGCAGATGCAAACATCATCAGAAACTATACAAGTGGCTCTTACGGAGGGGGCGGCGATTCCGGCAGAATTGTAATGCTGCTGGAACAGTATTTACCTATGTTGGCAAATATGAAAGTCATCATGGACAGTGGTCAGGTTGTCGGTTTGCTTGCCCCAGGCATGGATGAAGAACTGGCCAAAATCAATGCGAGGAGGGCAAGGGCTGTATGATAGGAAAAGTATTTTTTGACGGAAAAGACACTTACGCAGAATACGGCCTGTTGCTTGCAAGCAAGTCCATTTCTCTGCCGGAAGTCCGCACGAATATGATTGATGTTCCGGGCCGGGATGGCCTGCTGGACGCTTCCGAAGTGTTGACCGGCGAAGTGACCTACAAAAACCGCACCATTGCACTGATACTCACCGGCGTGGACACGGTGAGCGGCAAGAAATGGCCTGCCACGCTTTCTGACTTCTGCAACAAAGTCCACGGCAAGCGCGTGAAAGTGACCTTCCCCGAGGACACCGCCCATTATTACAGTGGGCGGTGCTCCGTTGGGCAGGTGGAGCTTGTCAAAATAAAGCAGACAATTCCCGTTACTGTTGATTGCGATCCGTGGAAATACAAGAAAGAGAAAACAACTGTGACACGGGCTGATTTGGGAACGGCATATAAACAGCTTACGCTACCGAATGAAAGCCGCCCGGTTATTCCCACAATCACGGTGGCGCAAGATACCGTATTACTTTGGGACAACAACACCATCAATGCCAGCGCTGGAGATCACATTTTCCCCGCCATTCGGCTTGCGGCTGGCAGCAACAGCCTGAAGGCGAAGGTGGCCAGCGGCACCGGTAGCATCACCGTTACATATCAGGAGGCCAGCCTGTAATGTACCAACTAAAATATCAAAACTATATCCTGTATGACCCGCGCCTTGCGGATGAAAAACTAATCATCCGTGACCCCTCTGTGAAGCTGGCGGTCAGCAAGGCCGGGGAAATGTCCTTCACAGTGGATGCAGACCATCCGTATTTAAGCAATCTTCGGCGCATGAGCGGCCTTGTGGAGCTGCTGGACGGCACTTTTCCTATATATAGGGGGAGAATAACCAGCGATATAAAAGACTTCTACGGAGCACATAAAATCGCAACAGAGGGCATTATGGCGGCGCTGAATGACAGCATCATCCCACCGTTCAACTTTCCGGAAGATTTCGAGAATGACACTGCTTATAAGGTCGTAGCCGCAAGCGGGAATGTGGTTGACTTCTTCTTCCGCTGGATTTTAGGGCAGCACAACAGCCAAGTGTCCGCAGAGCAGCAGATCAGGCCCGGAGTGTGTACCGTAACAGACCCGAACAATTACATCACACGCAGCTCTGAGGAGTACGCCACGGCGATGTCCACGATATCCGACAAGCTGATTAAATCGGCTTTGGGCGGGTATCTCCTGATTCGATATGAGGATGACGGGAACTATCTGGATTATTACGCTGCGTTGCCGCTCACAAATACGCAGTCTGTGGAATTTGCTGAGAATCTCCTTGACCTTTCCAGCGAGACGGACGGAACAAACATTTACACCGCTATTCTGCCAGAGGGCAAGGACGGCTTGACTATCGAAGCGCTGCCAGATGGTGATTTGACAGATGACCTTGTTAAATCCGGGCTTACTATTTATAGCAAGTCTGGCATGGCCACATACGGGCGCATTACCCGGCACATCAAATGGGATGATGTGACTGTTGCCGCCAACCTTCAGACCAAGGCGAAGGCGGCGCTGGCTGACAATGGCCTGTCCATGCCGGAGACCATCACCTGCAAGGCAGTTGATTTGGGCTGGCAAGATGGCATCCAGCATTTCCGGGTGGGCCGGATGACGGCCCTTTTCAGCACTCCGCACGGCTACAGCGCGTCCTATCCGCTGATGGAGTTGGCCCCGGATATTCTTGACCCCGGCAACACACAAATCACGCTGGGCGCTACCCAGCAAACCTACACGGGGGCGCAGATAGATGCCAAGCGTGAAACGGATAAACGCATCGAAAGCACACGGCAGGAGATTTCTGAGCGGGTGGACGAATCTTCAAGCCAAGTGATTCAGGCCACACACCAGCAGATTACCGATCTGCAGCAGAATGTCAACTCCATCATCCTGTCCGCTCTGGAAAACTATGTAGAAACCGGGGATTTTGACAGTTACAAAGAGGAGGTCAGCACAAAGCTGTCTGTGCTGACTGACCAGCTGAGCATTGACATCACTAAGGTAACCGAGCGCATTGACAAGGTGGACGGCGATCTGCAAAGCAAGTACAGCGAGATCACAAAGGCTTTCCGGTTTACGTCTGACGGCCTAATCATTGGCGAAACGGGCAATGAAATCCTGCTGCGGCTGGATAATGATGTGTTGCAGTTTGTCCGCAACAACACACCGGAGTTGCAGATCACCGCAGAGGGCGTGGAAGCAATGCGTATCAAGGTATCTATCCTCTGCATCGGAAACGTGGTTTGGACGGAGGACGAAAACGGCGATGTAATTGCCAGTTGACAGGAGTTGAGAACATGGCGTCCATTTACAGCAGCACAAACAAAGGCTGGCGCTTGCGTCTGGATTGGTCAATCACAGGCCAGTCTATCGCAGACAACAAAAGCACATTAAGTCTTGATTTGTGGGTATATGACGGAACCGGATATTCACAGAACGAGAGCAGCGGCGAAGCGTATTATATACTTCAGGGCGAAAAACGCTGGAATCCGTATAATTACAGTTCCACCGGATGGTACAAACTGGGCAGCAAGACTATTACAGTCAGCCATAATGCAGACGGCACGAAAAGCATTGCGTTGACAGCAGAGTGGGACTGTGGCTTTGACAGCTCCTACACGCCACGCCATTTGTCCTTGTCGGAAACGGTGACGCTGACCACCATTCCAAGAGCGTCCACGGCCACCACAAGCGGCTCCACGCTGGGGAAAACCTTGACCATCACCATCAAGCGGGCCAGCAGCAGCTTTACGCACAAACTCTATTACACCTGCGGCAGCGTCAAGGACAAACTGATTGCCGAAAATGTAGGCACATCGTACAGTTGGAACGCACCGCCTGTGTCTCTGGCACAGCAAGCACCAAACGCAGAGACTGTGGCGCTCACACTCACAGTAAAGACGTACAACGGCAGCACCTATGTTGGGGCGTGGTCGACGGCTGTTAAGCTTGCCGTGCCGTCAACCGTGGTTCCGTCCTTGTCTGTTGCAATCGATGATCCAACAGGTGTGTCCAACACCTATGGTGGATATGTCCAGCTTCGCAGCAAAGTCAAAGTGGATATCACCGCATCCGGTGTGCAGGGCAGTTCCATCAAGTCTTACAGTATCAAGGTGGGCAGCATCTACGCTGCGACATCGGCCAGTGGTACAACGGATTATCTGCCCGGTTCCGGCGAACTGATTGTTGCTTGCGCCGTTACGGATAGCCGAGGGCGCACGACTACAAAGACACAAAGTATCACTGTCCTCGCTTATAGCAAACCAGCAATTACTGCTATTTCTGCCGCCCGTTGCAATGCCGATGGAACAGCAAACCGGGCTGGCACTTATGGCAAGGTGACTTTCTCCGGGGCCATTACTTCACTTTCTGCTAAAAACACCGCAGCATATGCGGTGCAGTATAGGGAAGTCGGCGCTGAAGATTGGACTACGGCAGGCCGACCGGCGGCGGGAAACTATGATCCTGCTGATATTTCTGCCGTGTTTGCTGCAGACAAGAGCAAACGCTACGAGGTGCGTGTGGTGGCGACGGATGCATGGGAGGGTGTAGGTTCCTCACTGAGAGATCTGCCGGCAGCGTATGCCCTTTACCATCTGGCAAAGCATCTGCTGTCTGTGGGGCTTGGCCGTCTCTGCGACAAGGCAAACGCATTGCAAGTTGGGTTGGATGCTTACTTTGACAGGGATGTACAGATAGACGGTGCATTGGTGGTAGGAGGGACAACGCTGCTGGATTATGCTCACCCGGTTGGGAGTGTATACATCTCCACCTCTGCCACACATCCATCCAATCTTTTTGGCGGCGGGACATGGGAGCGCATAAAGGATGTATTCTTGCTGGCGGCGGGTGATACATTCGCAGCTGGTGCCACCGGCGGCGAGGCCAGCCACACCCTGACGACAGAGGAGATGCCCAGCCACGGGCACAACCCGGCCAATGAGCCAGGATACTACGGATTTATCACCAACAGCAAGAAAGCGTTCACCGTAGGCGACATGGGGTCGCAGAGCGGAAGCGGAAGATATTACCCCTATGCAGCGGCGGCATTTGACATCAGCCGCAACACCCTGACGGGCACCACCGGCGGCGGGAGGGCTCATAACAATATGCCGCCATATCTGACGGTGTATGCTTGGCGGCGAACAGCCTAATCGTCTCGCTGCGGGTCAGTGGAAAATGGGGGTGTAAGGAGGTGATACCACCTTATAACATAGCCCCAGAGGAGAAAGGAAATTACTGAATGGAAACAATCGTCGTAGCTATCATCACCGGCGGTTTGTCGCTGCTGGGGGTAATCATCACCAGCAACAAGACCACCCGTGATGTGCAGGCCAAGCTGGACACGCAGCAGGCCGTCACCGACACCAAACTGGACGAGCTGACACGGGAAGTCCGGGAGCATAACAACTTCGCCCGGCGCGTTCCGGTGCTGGAGGAGCAGATCAAGGTCGCCAATCACAGGATAGCGGATTTGGAAAGATTATCCAACCACTAAGCATCGCAGATTTACAGTATGAGGAGGGATATATATGTATCGAGGTACGACCCCTACGCTGACATTCCAGCTACCCATCGACACGGGAAGTATCACGGTGCTGTCCATTGCCGTGGCTCAGGCCGGACAGGTTAAGATCGAAAAAACATTGCCGGATGTACATCTAGACGGGAATGTTGTCTCCTGCACGCTGACGGAAGCCGAGACCCTGTCGCTTACTGCCGGGAGAGGCATTGACGCAAAGATACAGCTCCGGGTGGGCGTGGGGGCGCAGCGCATGGCATCTCAGGTATTCACGGTGCCGGTGGAGCGTATCTTGCGGGATGGTGCGCTATGATCGAGTTTGCGGTAACTTTTTCTCCCGGCGCTGACCTGGAGGTCGATATGGGTCAGGTGATGGAGGTGCTTGCTACCGAGGAGCGGACGGTGGAGCTGTCTATGCCCTCCGGCAATCAAGTCATCCTGCCCACCAGCAGCAAAGGCATGCGTAAGGTGACGATTCAAAAACCGGACACCCTACTGCCCGAGAACATCAAGAAGGATGTGGTGATCGGCGGCGTGACCGGAACTCTGGAGGGTGGCGGCAGCTTCAAGGCAGTGATAGAACGCACGGCTGTCAGCCCTACACTTCCGGGTGATTTGACGACCATTGGTTACAGTGCGTTTAGCGGTTGTCCCAACCTTGCATTAACCAGCTTGCCGTCTGGCATGACAAATATCGGTAGCTATGCGTTTCAAAGCTGCCCCAAACTTGCACTAACTAGTCTGCCGTCTGGAATAACACGCATCGGTTACTATGCGTTCAATGGTTGCCGCAACCTGGCAATAACTAGGCTGCCACCTGGGATAACGAACATTGGTTTCGGTGTGTTTGCTAATTGCACCGGGCTAACAAGTATTACATTCGAGGGAAACCCAAAGACCATCCACTCTTCTGCATTTAACGGGTGCTCCAACCTAACCACCATCTATGTTCCGTGGTCGCAGGGGCAAGTAGCAAATGCTCCTTGGGGTGCGAGCAAGGCCACCATCATTTACGATTATACGGAGGATTAAAAAAAAG